TCTGTTCCCATCCTAGAGCAACTGATCCGATTTGAACTGGATATGCATCTTTGAAGTGGTACTCTAATACAGATGTGCCGTCGTCCGAAAAGAAAGAGATAACCAAACTTGACGCATAGTTCGACTTGTAACTCATTTCATGATCGGTTCTGTCTTTATATGATGCCAGTGGACCGTCAAAAGAACTTCCCGTGTTGATAATCTCTTGTAGCCACAACTGAAAGAACTTCATTACAAGATGGTTTCCGTCCATCAAAAAAGTTAGACTGAGCGGATCATGCGTAACGCCAATAGGAATCTTATGAACTGCGCCGAAGCCCTGAGGCATGTAGTCAATCGTATTGAGATTCTTACCAGGCAAGTTTGTCGTATCACACAGAAACCTAAGATTGAACGGCGCAGTTGCAGAATCCGACAACGAATCACCTACTGCGGCAGTCCAAGGCGGAGGAGTTATCATCACTGCGAACTTGTTCGCCTTGGCTAATCCTCCAACTTCTGCTATTTTCGATTTGAAGTCTGATACATTGAATGACATATTATCTTCCTATTATTCTCTTACTGTCTTTCCAGACACTTGATTTCGTTGCGCCTTGGAATCTTTCAAGTGGCAGAAATAGTGCAATGTCCCATTCTGCTGGATAAATGTAAAGAAAGCGGCTTCTTAGTTGGCTCGTAAGATAATGTTTTACGCAGGGTTCGAAGTATCTAAATTTCGATGCCTTTTCTAAAATGCCGTAGCTGATTTGTAGTTTAGTTGTCTCATCAAACTTGTTGTTACTCGTTACGTCATACAATGCGTCCATAATCTTGGCACGATATGTGTGTGGCAAGTAGTGAAGGTTTAATCCCATGAACCCACCCTTTACCTTTTTGTATGGGAACACCATGGGAAATCTGTCAAAATAAGGTAGTGTTGCTTTATGCTTTGCATCGTAGTAAAACATGTACATGCTGCCAATTTGTGGTTGACTACGAAGACGATCTGGTTCCTGTTTAAGCAAATTCTTTTCATTTACCGTGTTGAACTTTCCAGCGGTATCACGATACCAGTTTCTTGCCTGCTGTTCTTTAGCAGGAATTTGTCCGGCACGTATGCCTTTGCCTAAGATTTCGTCAAATATGATTGCCATTATAGTACAACTTTACCTTCTAAGATTAATCTTTGTCTGTTGATCAAATGTAGCTCTTGAACATAGTCTTTACTTTGTCCGTGATATCTGACAGCGTGTCCTTCTTCGATTAGAATATCACCACACTTGCGTCCGTCTTCGGTGTAGAAGTCTCCTAGTGTACGACCGAACTTGCCTCTTGCGTCTACGCCATTGATAACTTCTGTTACTAGGATAGCAGTTTTACCAAGTAGCTGTTGTAGTCTTTCTTTTGCAGCGATACCAAAAACCTTTTCGATCTTGTCAGTAGTTCTAGATTCTGGTGTGTCAATACTCATGATGCGAACTCTTTCTTTTCTCATCCAGATATTAAAGCCAAGATCGATGTTAACGTCTACGGTATCGCCGTCAACCACCTTTAGTATCTCTACTTTATACTCATACATTCTATTTTATCCCTAGATGTTCTTCATGCATAATCTGAAACTTCCAACCTTTGTCTAGGCAATACTCGTTCGCTGCTTCCCACTTCGCCTTGTTGATACCCCACGTCTTGACTTCGTTGATGTATCGTTTTGTAGGCTTCTTCGTCTTTGTCGTCTGTACGAGGGGAGGTACGGTCTGATATTTTGGTTTGACTTCGATTAGAATCTTTTCTTTAGCTCCACTGTTATTTAGCTGTTCCACATAGAAGTCTGGAAAGTACCGATGTCGTCTACCGTCTATAGGGCTAATGTAAGGTATAACAATTTCTTCTGATGACCACCTCAACACATTCGTATGTCCGTCTAAATAAGCCATGAGTTTTAGTTCCCAACTAGACCTATAGATGATGTTTGTCGGGTCGCCCATGTACTTTGATGGATTCTTTGGTTGAAATCTTCCCTGATATGCCATATCGTCCCGCCGTATAAATAATGTTAACACAGTTCTTATTTATAAAGAGATAGCACATGGCAAGATCGAGTCTTATAAGACCTATTAACGGAGAAATAGGCAACCGTAAAAGAGATAAGACGTACACGCAGTATTCTTTTCCTGACACGTTAGGAAATCACGCTATAGTATTGAACTTCTCTTCTTATGATTACGGAACTATTGGCGCACAGGTAAGTCAAATTTTAGGATCGTCTATCGCTCTTCCCATTCCAAGCAACCTAGCAGACACCTTCAATCTTCGTGTAGCACCGACCGAACTGGGATCACTCGGTAACGGCGTGCGAAACGTTGTCTCGGCTGCTGGCGAAGGTACTTTAACCGCACAGGGCGTACTTGAGGAAGTTGCAGGTACTATTGCTGGTCAAGGAGTTAGAAAGGGTGCTGGAGCCCTTGACTCTCTGCTAGGAAGCAATTCTGCAAAGGGCATTGAAGTTGCGACGGGTATGGTCGTTAACCCTCGTATCGCTTTAGCATTCGACGGCATCGATCTAAAATCACATAGTTTTAGCTGGACTCTCGCACCGCAGTCGGCATCAGAATCAGAAAAACTTCGTGCTATCATTCAAAAGATCAAAAGAAGTGCATTGCCTTCGTACGGCGCCGTAGCCGGTCAGAAAGTCTTTCTAAACTATCCTAACGTTGTTGATATTTTCTTCTTAGGCACAACAGAAGGCTTCATGTACTACTTTAAACGGGCAATGATTAGTCAGTTCGAAGTCAACTATTCTGGTGCTGGTATGCCCGCTTTCGTTGAAGGTGGTAAACCCGCTGTTATCACGATGTCTATGACGCTCACCGAAATTGATATCCATACCGCAGAAGACTACGCTTGAAATTGAATAGGAAATAAAAATGGCTAAAGAATTTTTCGCAGGGTTTCCTCTGATAAAATATAATAACGAAGTCGTGCGTGATATCAGCGTTCGTATTGACATTCTAGAAAGTGTCAGGTCCGATCCATATGCCTTTTTACCATACACAGTAAAAGATGGTGAGCGGGCAGAAGAAGTCGCATACCTTTATTACGGCGATCCTAGATATGTGTGGGTAGTGTATCTATCAAATAATATTATCGATCCATATTTTGGTTGGCCTCTCGACAACTACCAGTTTGAACAAACACTTGCTAAGACATATGCAGCACGTGCCAAAAAAGCATCGGCTGCCAATATCGGCTGGCAAGCAGTGGTCAATTGGGCGCAGTCTACATCGATAACATCTAACATCGAATACTACAGACGCATTAGCGATCCTCTTGTGAGAATGAACAAAGATGGTATTGCCTTCGTGAATGATGCCGCAGACTGGCAAGCCGTAAGAGTATACGACGAAGAGTTTGAATTAAACGAATCAAAAAGAAATATTCAACTGCTGAACAAAGAATTTGTGTCGGTCGCTGAAAGAAACTTAACGAGAATTTTGAATGAGTGATAGTATTGAGCCTGGTGGCTATATTCTAAAAAAATGTTCCCTGTCTAATCACGACGGTACCAAAACCGTATCTATTGGTGATATGATCAACACTATCGAAATCGAAGAAGATATTTCAAAGGTCTGTATTCAAGGTTTCATTACAATTACCGACGCTGTTAATATTATCGATAATTTTCCTATCATCGGAGAAGAAATTCTTACGCTAGAAGTAGAAGACTTTTACGAACAGGTTGTCACGTATCAATTTCACGTCTACGCCATTGACACACTAGCGACGAACAACACCGGCACCCTGCAAGTTTATGTTCTAAGAATTTACTCGAAAGATTTTATCAAGTCAGAATCGGTTGAAATAAGTCTTGCCTATCGTGGTAAGATTAGCGAAAGCGTAAAGTCGATTTATGATGAACATTTTATCTCTAATAAAGTAATAGAGATAGAAGAGACTTTGGGAGAACAGACGTTTGTTGTTCCTAATTTAACGCCTATTGAAACTATTCTCATGATGGCTTCTAAATCATTCAGCGATGTCTATAAGTCAAGCAACTTTGTATTCTTCGAAAGAAAAGATAAATACTTCTTTGGTACACACGAAAAACTATTCGAAGATGGTCAAGACACTGAAAGAAAATATTTCTATTCTTCTGTAAACTCTGATATCGAAGATAGAGCCGAGCAAATGAATAAAATTCAGGCGTTCAGTTTGAATAAGCGTATGAACCTTCTGGAAGAAATGCGTAGCGGTGCAGCTATCAGTCGTGTGATCAAACTTGATCTTGCCACAAAATCATATGAGAATTTAGATTATAAGCATTACGAGCGTGTAAAGGATTATAAACATACTGATAGTATTACCAAAGATTATCACAGTGAGGCGTTCAATCAAGACTTCTTCGGTGAAGATAATATTACAAACGATTATCTCGTGTTTCAAGATTCTACACGTCAGGATCAACAATCTTATCAAGACATCGTATCACAGAGATTATCGACCTCTTATTATCTGAATAGTATTGCCATGTACATAAAAATATATGGTGCTAATAACATTAACGTAGGCGATTTGATTCGATTTGAACTACAAGACCTATCAAGTGCGAACGACTACGCAAAAAATCATGCGACACTATCTGGCTTATACATGGTATCGACTATAAAATCTGTATACGACGGTACTAGATGGGATATGACAATCGGGCTTCTAAAAGATTCCTTAAAGGGTGAAGGTGCAGAATGAGTGATAAAGGTTTCAAAAATCTAATTTGGTTTATGGGCATTGTCGAAGATAACAATGATCCTCAGGGACTGGGCCGTGTCAAGGTAAGATGTTTTGGTTTTCACACAGAAGACAAAACTCTTTTACCCACAGATGATCTACCTTGGGCGTATATCATATCTGGTAATTTCAGTGCTGCTGTTACAATCCCTCAACTCAATTCGTGGGCGTGGGGTTTCTTTCTTGACGGAAAATATGCACAACAGCCTATGTTGACAGGCACTATGCTTGATATGCCAACAGTGCTGCCTTTGCCAGACGAAGGATTTGCTTCTGCAAGCAGTATTATGAATCTATGTGATACATATCAACCAGATATCTCAAGGCTAGCCCGTTCCGAGCAATTAGAACAAACGAGCGTGGCCGTAAAGAATATCACCGCAGCTTCTAATGTACAAAGTGCCGACGGATCAAGTTGGGATCAACCTAATTCTCCTTATAACGCTTCTTATCCATACAACTATGTACACGAAACAAAAGCCGGTCACGTATTTGAGTTAGACGATACTCCAGGTTCCGAACGAATTAACTTGTATCACACCTGTGGCTCGTATGTCGAAATGGATTCAAACGGAACTACAGTAATTAAAAGCGGTGGTAACATGTATATGGTAATTGAAGCCAATGGCCGCATTTTCATCGATGGCGATTACAGCGTTACTGCCAC